TTTGCATAGCAGCAAATTTCACTTTAATGGAAATCCAACCACCCCTTTCGGGGACTAGCGTTAAGCTAGAAGAGTGTAGATCGATATCCTATGATACGAATTACGCCCCGGTACGGTGACCGAGAAGTAATCTCCACGCGTCGACCTGATGTGGTCTGTCTCACTAACGCTATCCTGTCGGATATAGCTAGTGTAGGCAGGTAACACCCGGTCGCCCGAGGAAGTCCGGAAGGACTCCTTAGGTTTCCACGAGAAAGTATCAAAAACCCACCCGGAAAAGCCTCTCTTGATATGAGAGGGCTTCCGTCGGGGCAAATGCTCACCAAGCAAATGCCCGTCTCCATAGCCATCAGGACCATAAATCCTAATTGAGGGCTCGAAGAAAGTGGTGAGATAAGTGCACACATCGTCGGCGAAACGCCTACGGTAGTGATTGTGTAATCGGAATAGATCACACACGCGCACTTTACCGTCTGTCTCTTTGAGATAGACGGGGCGGATATCAATGCCATGGAAGTAGTCCGCTCCGCAACTTTCGCGGAACGGACCCTCAGAGTAAGACTTCCCAACGTTGACGACGAAACCGCAAGCGGTCAAGACGTCAGTCAGGAGCCCATGAGCTTCGGACGGTACAACTATGTCATCGCCATAAGCGTTGACAAGAGATGTACTTAATCCCAACTCGCGACACGTCGAATACGCTAGCGCGTAAAAGATTAGTGTCTCGAGAGGAAACGTGAAACCGTTCCCCATTGAGGAGAACTTCTCAAGTTTGAGCTCTGTGCCCTCTAACACAACCGTACTAGTACGGAAGTGAGAAAGGAAAGCGGCCCAGTCAATACCAAGGAGCTCGTAAACGAGCTCGGTAGCAACTGTGTCGCTAGCACTACTCAAGTCGATAGTAGAGTATGAATCCGTGATACTGCCCAGTCGGGCTATATCCTGGTTCGTTCTCTGGTTTTTAATATCGACTCCGCCGCGTCGTAGAGCGCTCGCCATCAACGAACCGATTCCTGCCTGACACATAGTGTTCAGAAGGGGTTCAACAACGATCGCGCGCTCTTCCTTCGCGGACTTAGGCACGAACTGGACCTTACCCGGCTTCACTAATGAAGACCGAGGGGTTCCACCGAATGACTCAAGTAGAGACTCAAGCCATAGAGGCATCTCCCTCAATATCGGAACGATAAGGGGAAATAGTTCAGAACTACAGGTGGGCAGGCTCCCGAGTTTTTCTCGGGGCGACGCCATTCTTTTTGGAACGGACGTCGTTGCACCGGGACCGAAGCGAAAGACAAGGTCTTGGAGTGTAGGAACATCACCTAAAATACTCTGGATTTTACACTGAGAGCGCTTTATTACGTTCTCAACGTCCTGGCGGAATTGGAAACCGCCAGAGGACCGAAGTTTGAAAATGTTGTTCGTCTCCAGGCACAATGCCTCTGAAGCTTCGAACTTCTTCACTGCGACAGCCTTTCTGTCTATTTTGATAGGCAGGCTCGTCCTTTTCGTATATAGAGCTAGTACTTGTCGGAGGTGATAAGCCTCCTTCTCGGTTAGTTCTTTATAGTTGAGGGACGTGTCGAGTAACCCCTTGAAGTCACTGTTTAGGACGAGAGTCCAAACAGTCTCGACAAGGGGGCTCGACTTCAGGTGAGAAAGTTCCCAGATGGCTAGGTTCATGACTAATTCGTCTAGAACCTCCGGCTCGATTTCGGCCGACCACGATGCGTATAAACGCATAGATTTTCCTTAAAAAGGTAAATTGAACGACGAGTGAGAATGGGAACATAAATTCCCTGTCAGATCACGTCGGCGCGGTCAGAAGGTCGAAGAGCTCCGGGAGAGGGCCCGTTGTAACGGGCGTCACGGAGGTCGCGATGCTGCCGTCAATATTGACGGCGAGCTGGCGGCACAGGCGGCGACTGGTCGCATCCGATCGTTCGTGGAACAACCCCGTCGTTTCGACGGTGTTGGTATACGCGACTTTCGGTGCGGCTGAGTAGCCGGCTGCGTTCGAGCCGGTAACGACTTCTTGAACCGGAACTTCCACACGATTCACGACACGATAGACACCCGAGCGCAAGCGCTCGAGGGTCATCGTGACACGAGGCTGTGCGTACACTGGTACGCCAGCAAGGCCCTCCCGCCAAGCGGCGGTGACCTTCTCCTTTTCTCGGGTGACCGAGACAGGAATAAACGTGTGGGAGACCGGGGTTGCGGCGCCATCAAAGGCGACGATGTTGGAGATGGCAGACATCGATTTCTTTCGGTTAGCCCATAAGGGCAGTTGAAGTGAGAGGGCAAAGCCTTAAGGCTAGAACCTCATCTTTTGAACGATAAGAGCAACCGCATTGACTGCATGCTTGAAAGTTAACGCAGCAGACAGGGGTTTCAATTGAGGAAGCTGTGGGGTCGGCATAGCCGAACCCACGGTTCTATCAATATGAATCTCCCGCCTGTTGAAGTAGTTAACCTGGCCTGCAAATCCGTCCCAAGGGTAGATGAATGACGTTGTCAATCTCGTGGTCTTGGTAGTGACGACAAATGTCCCGGAAAGGGACGCGCTAAGGTTCAACGCCTCAAGGTAATTTCCAATAGGAATAAACCAATCGGCGACAAACGAGAACGGAACGAGTTCCCAAGCAGTCGCGCGAGGATCAGTAAGACCAATGAGGCGAGCCTCATTGATCGAAGTGACCTTCGCGAGAATTTGCTTGGATACCTCGAACGAACCCCCGTACGTGTATGATCCGCTTTGGAGCGGAACACGTGTGGAAACGGTTTGGCGCATTCGGTAAGTCTTCTGGAAATTTCGATTTTGCGCGTGAGCAAGATGCTTCGCCGCAGCCTCGATATCTCTTAGAAGGGGCAGCCACCCATACTGCAGCTGCAACCAATTACTAGCCAGATTCTTCCTATTCTCGCCCGGATTAGTCCGGACGTGAGCAGGGAGGGGCGAGTTCTTGGTACCACGCAAAGCATTCCAAGCTTTACCAAGCTTGCCCTTTCGGGCGAGCTTGTATGCGCGGTAGATCCTAGTTGCGGACGTGGTGATAGTCGCGAGACTCTCACGGCCCTCGCCTAAAAAAGTGGCTAAATTAAAGCCACTTCCCAAACGGGCAGCCAACTTGCCGTAGAGAGCATAGTCATCTTCCTGAGTCCAGGCAGTATCCGTCGGATAAATATTCGGGATACCGGCTGAACCCCAGGGTCGACTATTCCTCCAGCCAACAGGCCGTTGTGGTGGATAGGCATCACAGAGTTCATTCCTCCAACCAAGCGTATCCATCACCTGATAGATTTGCTTGGAGAAGGGATGGTCTGTACCAGTCTTCCTCGTTAAGTACTTATCCTTTGGGAAATAAGACACCTTCCTACGCATGCGCAGGAAGGTGCCGTCTTTCTTATAGAGTGGGTACGAAAAGTCGACCATTTGGCGATTCTGTACTAATTGTACAGGAGAATCACCACCTGACCAAATCACTCTTATGGCCGTACCGAGAAGGTCAGAGTCCGGTTGGGCTCCGCCTTGACAGTTCGTCCTAAAGTAGTGCAGGATATATTGGTTATCTAGGGTCTTATTACCTGTCGTCATGACGCGGTCCTTGTGCTGAAAGGCACAAGCGTGCACTGGGAACAGTGCCGTTTCACAGAGCCATGAGTGATAAGCTCATGGACTAGTCTCTGGAAAACCACATACCTCTCAAGCTCGCGCTTGAGATCGCTTGTGTCGTAGTGGAGTAATTCCCACTTGACATTAAGCGGAAATTCCCGGTTAACGGGAGTTGGCATGTGATGCTCCAAAGGTAGGCCGACAAATCATC